AGTGATGACGGCCACGGCATCCGCCTCGTTGCGCAGGATGACAAGACGCTTCACGGTCGGGAAAGCGACCGTGACCCCGGCGCCGGGCGCGCCTGTCAGCACGAGCCGCACGAGACCGAGCGCCTGCGCGGACGGCACAGTGATGACGCCGCCGGCGCTGACATCCAGAAGACCGGATTCCGTCATGGCGAGATCCAGCGCATCGAAGGCCGCGTTCGCGGTGACCTCCTTCTGGTCCTGGCTCGCCTGGATATGCGCGATTGCGAGATTGGGCGTGCTCATTCATGTCTCCTGCACTGTGGCGCTCAATATGGCCGTGGCGGGAAAGCCGCGCCCGACCGCCGCGCTGATCTGGTGGACGCGCAGGGTGAGCGTGCCCGGCACCGCGCCGAAGTCGGCCTCTGCATCGGCCGCGGCATAGAGCACCTGCGGCGTTGCGGTTTCCAGCACCCGCACGACATCCCCGGCACTGTCGAGGATATCCACCTCATAGGCCTCCGCCGCCTCGGCGAGGGGCACGGTGCCGGTGCCGTCGCGCCAGTCGCCGCCGATCCGGGTGCGCCGGCGCCAGCTTATCGTGATGCCGGCCGCCGTCCACGCGCCCGTCACATGCGCCGGGGCGTAGGGCTTGAGATCGGTACCGCGCAGGGTCTGCGTGACCGTGTCCGCCTCGTCGAATGCCTCGCCCCGGCCCACGCCGCGATAGCGCAGCGGCTGGCCGACCAGCCCGAGGGGCTCGGTGAAGAGCGCGCCGTCATCTTCCAGCACCACGATCACCGCGCCGGGCGCATGCGCGAGCCGGGCCTCAGAGCCGCGCCGCCCGCGCAGCAGCGTCGAGAGCCGGTAGATGTCATTGCCGAGAGGCGTGACATCGCGGAACTGGATCAGCTCGGCCCCGCCATCCGCATCGACCACCAGTGCTGCGTTGCGGCCATTGAGCAGCTGCAGATCGGAGACCGTCTCGAGCTGGCCGTCGGGATCGCGCAGGCGCACTTCTAGCACGTTGGCCGCGTCCCATGTCCAGACCGACCGCGGCGGGCCGAGCGGTGCGCGCAGGGTGCCGATCAGCGCGGGATCGCTGATGCGCGCCGGGATGTCCCAGTCCGCCCCGTCGCGCGAGCGAAAGAGCGACAGGCCGGTCCACGGCCCCGCCACGCGCGGGGCGGCGAATAGATACTGCCGCGACGCCACGCCGCCGGTATCATGGCGATCGCGCAGCAGCGGGACTTGTGGCACGACCCACCGTGAGGGCACATCACCGAGCACGCCCGAGGTTTGGGCCCCGGTGCCGGTCGCGCCGATGGCCTCGGAGACATAGGCCGACCCGATATGCCGGACGCCCTTCGCGCGCAGCTCCCAGTCCGCGCCGATCTCGATCTGCGTCAGCCGGACCGCGATCTCGGAACCGCCGGGGGCCTCCACGCGCAGAAGATCGGTGGGGTCAAGGCGCAGAAACCCCGGCCGCAGCGCGAACTCGACCCCATCGCGCTCGATCCAGGCCGAGGCCATGAGGCGCTCGGCGATGCGCTTGGCCTCGGTGGCCTCGAGCGCCATGGGCAGTTCGATGTCGCGCTTGTCGCGCGAGCCCATGGTGGCGACGGGCTGGGACACCCGCGTGGCGGACTGGGCGCCCTGATTGTAGTCGCCGCTCGTGTCCTGGTAGGTGACGGTGACGCGCTCGGGCAGATCGGTCTCCTGCACGCGCTGAAGCTGCACGACGCGGCCCGTCTCGCGGGCAGAGACGAGATCGTCCGCGGTCAGAAGCGGGGCGTCAACAGCGGACCTTGCGCGCGGGACAAAGCGGATCCGGTCGTCGGACTCGACCGCGTCGAAGGAAAACGCCTGCGCCACCGGCTCTATGCCCGACCGCGCCGAGCCCTGCCGGCCGATGGCGTAGCCCCGGAATACCGGCGCGTTGATCTCGGACACATCGATATCGGCCGGCCCCAGCCCAACGCGGGCGCAGATATCGGCAACGACGCTGCCCGGCGTGACGCCTTCGCCGGCGGTGCGGTTGAGAAACAGCCGGGTTGCGGCCGATCCGGTCTGCACATAGCCCGTGAGCGTGTCCGAGCGTGCATCATACCCCGCGGCCTCGCCGCCGCCGAAGATGCTGCCCGCGGCGAATCCTTCGGTGAACAGGATCTCCGCGCCGGTGCGCAGATCGACCTGGCAGACCTGCGGTTCGCGATGCCACGCCATGCGCCTTCCCTCGGTGCGGGACTTCGCTATGGCCATGTTCTCCTTGCGCCTGGTGGAGAACGCAAAGAGCGACAGCCGCGTCGCCCAGATCACCCCGTCACCGGGGCGCCACTTGACCGCATACCGCCCGGCGAGCTCCCCGAGCGCGTCCGGAAACGCGAGGGCGCTGATCCACACGAGCGCGTCATCGACGGGATCATACACAGCCCCGGCCGGCTCATATGTGAATCCGGTCGCGTCAGGGTGGATGTCGGCCGGAGAAAGCTGCCAGTGCCCGGCATTCTCGACGACAGGCTGGGGTGCGCCCGGGCGCAGGCGGAGCCGCTCGATGGGAATGGTGCTGGCCGTGCCGGTATTTGACGTGCGCAGGATCCACGCTTCGCCGAGGCCCTCGCCCACGAGACCCTGCACGATAGTCTCGACATTGGTCGGCCCCGGTCCCATGCGCGGCAGGTTGGCGAGAAACTCCATCGTCTCCGTGAGAATGCAGCCATGGCCGCCGCCGAAGCGGCCCGAGGCGATCAGGACATCGACAGGGCCGGTCAGGCTGAGCGCGCGCATCCAGCCGAGTGTCGTGAGGGATACGAAGCCGCCTGCGTTGTTGCTCAGGCTGCTGCTGCGGCGCCCGAAGCTGTCCACGATCGCCATGGCGTCGAGATCGATCTTCACGATCGGCTTGGTGTTGCTGATGCCCAGCTGAGTGTAGGCATACCCATCGCCGCCGATGAAGCAGTGATCGAACCTGAAATTATCCTTGTAGAGGTTCAATGCGTCGGCCAGCGCGTCGGAAATCAGATCCTCGGGCTGTGCCTGCGCCAATTCCTCCAGCGTGCGCAGATCGAACAGCCGCAGACCGTCCGGCGACAGCATGAGCTGGCGCTGGCGGTGCCAGTCGGTGGCCCCGTAGCTCGTCAGCACGCTGTCGAGCGCGCCGCCGGGCAGCGATGTGCTCTTGAGCGCGGGGTACGCCGCCCGCGCGTTGAAGGTCACCTCGGCGGTGATGTTGGGGATGCGGTTGCCGAAGTTCTCCAGCGGCAGATCCTCGAACACCAGATAGGCCAGTCCGCGAAAGGCCGGGGTGCGGCCATGGCCTTGCGTGGCCTCGATCAGCGGATCAGGCAGCTGGTCCTCGCTGCCTTCGTGGAACCGGAACTCCAGACCGGGGATCGACACATCCGGATTGGTGCCGCGCGCGTCATGGATGAGCTTGCCATCGGCCCAGATCCGGATGAGGTCGCCGGCCGGGCCTTCGGCGAGCCCGAGCGCGAAGGAGGCGTAGTAGCCATAGGTGGTCTGACGCTGACCGCCGCCGCCCTTGCCGCCCACCTTGCGGGTCTGGCGTTCCTCGCGAATCCCGGGCGCCCAGATCACGTTGCCAGAGGCGCGCATGGTGCCGTAGATCAGCGGGATCGGCGCGCCCCAGGCCGAGGAGGTCACCGACAGATCGCGCAGGCGCGGCCCCTCGATATCGGGCTGGTCGGGGCCGAACAGGAGAGAGCCGACAGTCGAGCCGATCAGCCAGCCGGCCTGCCAGCCCAGCCCGAGCGCCGTGCTGCCGAGCGCGCCCGCGCCGGCGATGGCCAGCACCGCCATCAGACCACCCCCGGAATGCGCCAGGCCGCGCGCCGGCGCGACAGCCATGGCTCGATCAGCGGCTCCTCGAGCACGCAGCGCCGCAGCGCATGCGCGTGCAGCAGATGCGGGACACCGTGCCGCGCGGTGAGGAACCCCGCATGGCAGGGATAGCTGGTCTCGGCAAAGACCAGAATGTCGCCGGGGCAAGAGTCGGCGAGGGGAAGCGGGTCGAGATCGACCGCAAATGCCTCCAGCAGCCTCGTGCCGGTCGCGCGTCGGTCATAGCCCGTCACGTCATGATGCGGCACGCCGAGCGCGTCGGCGACCACGATCAGCAGCCCGATGCAGTCGACACCGGCCGGCCCGCGGCCCTGATGACGCCAGCGCGCCCCGATCCAGCGGCGTGCTTCGGTCACGATATCGTCACCGCGCATTGGCGCATCGTGCACTGGCTCTCTATCCATTGATTCACCGTGCATTGGGCGTCTCCGTCAGCTTGTCGGCGCCGGGCACGAAGGGATCGCCCCGGAAATTGAGCACATTGTCGAAGCGCTCGATGCAGGTAGAGAGCCGCTTGTCGCAGCCCGGATAGATCTCGAACGCGTCGCCCGTCCCGACCGGAAATGGCGGCGGGAAGGACAGCACCAGATCACCCGTCGCCAGATCCGCGCCGCGGACCTCGATGGCCCGGCCGCTGTTCTGCCCGGATGTGAAGCGAATGACCCCGCCGGCGAACCAGTCGTCGGGTTTGTCGGTGATATCGATCGCCGCGGTGAACGACAGCGCGTCGAGCGGCGCGGTGACGAGGCCTGGCCGCGTCCATTGCGGATCGCGGATGTCCACCCCGCAGCGCGCGTCGCCGAGATCGGCGCGGCAGTCGGGCGTGTAGGGCTCGATCAGCCGCTGTGCGAGCACCTGGGACATGCCGCGCAGTTCGGTGCGCCACTGGCCCTCGCTCGACAGCATGACCTCGCCCAGCCAGCCGCGGCGCAGCCGGAGGGTGCCCTGCGACGGATCCTGCCAGTTGACCAGGAAGATCCGCACTTCGGCGCCGTCATAGAGCCCGGCGCGCAACGCGTCCGCGTCGATCCCGGCATCGTCGAGCACGCCCTCGAGATCGACATTGCCGACCGCGAGCCCGGCCTCCGAGGCCACGGCGGTGCGCGAATACCCCGCACGCGCGCGGTAGATCTCGCCGTCGACCGCGAGATCGCCATCGTGATCGGTGGCGCGAAACACCACCCCGTCGCGGCGCGCCAGCCGCCAGCAGGTGGCCAGTGTGAGCACATCGCCCTCAAGATGCGCGGCCAGTTCCGGGGAGACCGTCTTCATGACATCACCTTCATTCGCGGATCTCCACCACGGTGATGCGGCCCCATTGCTGCATCTCGAAGGTCTCGACGGTGAGATCGGCGGCATCGGTGTCGAACCGCGCCGGCACGTCGAACTCGAAATCCGCGGTGACGGCGACGCCGGGGTCTGGCGGTGTCGAGAAGGTGATGATCCCTGTCGCGTAATCCACCGAAACCCCGGACGTGGCCTTCACACCGTCGCGATAGACCATGACCGTGCCCTCGACCGGGCGCGTGATCCGGCGTTCGTGCACGGTGCCCCCGCTGTCATAGCGTCGGACCAGTTGAAAGGCGATCTGTTCTCCGTCGCCCGTCCCAAGCAACTGTCCCGCCGCCCGGAAATCGGTCCAGTCCTTGAAGCGAAACCCGTGCGCACGGCCGCGGCGGGCGTAGAAGAAGGCGAGGAATGCGGACACGTCGGCGCGCGAGCGGATGCCCGTGGAGACGTTCCATTCGCCGCGGGAGCCCTGCCACTGTGCCACGCGCTGCTCGCGCCCGCTCTGCGTGGCGGTAATAGCGGTCAGGAACCGCGGCCCGCCGCTGGCGCCATAGGCGATGGTGGCCGGAAACTGCACATCGTGAAAGTCGGTCATCTGTGCTCCTACCTGTTGCGCCGCGCCCGCGCGATGGCGCGGCTCATCTCAGCGGTGATCTGGCCCTGCGAGCGGCGGAAGCTGTCGGCATCGGGCGTGCTGATGCTCATGTTAATGGTGATGCCACCGCCGTGGTCACCGCCAGCACCGCGCTGCGTCTCGGCCACCTCCCTTCGCGACAGCACCCGCTCGCCGCGCTGCAGGATCGCGGGGACCTCGTCGGGCCGAAGGCCCGCAACACCAGAACCGGGGCGGAGACCCGGGATAACCGCCACCATGGAAACGCTCAGCCCCGGCGAAGGCCATGGCCGGCACCTGCCGCTGCGGCAGTGCCGAGACACCGATCACTCCGCCCGAATGCGCCACCGCTGCGGTGAGGCTGCCGCCCAAGCTACCTCCAAGCCCGCCCCCGATTCCGCCAAGCGCGCCGCCCAGCCAGTTGGCGAGCGGCCCGAGCACCGCCGAGCGCAGCGCGATGCGGGTGATGTCCTCCAGGATCGAGTTCGCCAGATCGCGGAAATCCACCTTGCCCTTCGTGACCAGCGTCAGAAGCGCGTCCTCGGCCCCGCGAAACGCGCTGACCAGCGCCTCGCCGATCTGCCGGCCGGTCTCCATCGCGCTGTCGGCATAGCCTTGCAGGCTTTCCGTGACGGCATCCCAGCCCCGCGCCGCCGTCTCGCCCGCCGCCGCGATCGCGTTGCCGGCGGTCGTCGCGGCCTCGGCAGCACGACCAGCCGCGCCGCCAGTACCGCTGCCACCCGCTGCACCATCCTTGCCGGCACCAGAGACACCGTCGAAGGCGTCCCCGATCCCGGCGACGGAGTCCGCTGACGCATCGGCCGCCTCCGAGGTGCGAGCCAGCACCTCGCGGATCGCCTCGACCGACTCCAGCGGCCCGGTTGCTGCCCCGCGCAGTTCCTCGGCCACGCCGCGCAGGGCGTCCTGCGTGGCGCGCGCCTCCTCGGCATAGGCCCCCAGCCCGAGATCGGGGATCTGGTAGTCGCGCTCGAAGGCTTGCGTGAACGCCTCCGCCGCCCGGCCGCCGGCATCACGCGCCGCGCCCGCGAACCTGTTCTCGAGGTCCCCGAGGCTGACATCGTCCAGCGCCCCGATGCGCAGCCCGCCGTCGCCCACGGCCCATGCCGGCAATGCGGCAAGCATCTTGTTGATCCCCGCGATGAAGCGGTTCACGCGTCCGATAACGGCATTCAGCAACCGCTCCACGCCGCGCACCATGGCATTGGCCGCACCGGTCACGACCTCGCCCAGCACGGCCGGCAGATCGGACCAGATCGCCTGCGTGGCCGCGAACGCCCCGCGCCAGGTGTTGATGATCAGCGACGCGCCGCGTGCCACCGCATCCAGGCTGGCCTGCACGCCGTCTGCCACGCTGGCGCGGATCCCGGCCCATGCTGCCGCCACCGTCGCCCCGAGCGCCCGCGCGCCGGTGCCCATGCGATCCCAGACCTCCGACGCCACGCCGCGCAGCAGATCGAGGGCATCGGAGAAACTCCCCGCCGCCGCGACCAGCCGGCCAAAGCGCAGGATCAGCTCCTGCGCGCCGATCACCAGCGCCACAAAGGGCAGCCGCATGAGCGCCCCGCGCAGCAGCGCCAGCGCCGTGGCCAGCCCGCGCACGCTGACAGCTGCAACCGCCATTCCCGCCACGAAGCGCCCGGCAACCAGCCCGGCAACCGCCGCGAGCGTCGCCGCCAGCCGGTCGAGATTGCCCAGAACAAGCTCTATGGCACGGCCCACGGGCCCGCTGCGTTCGGCGAGTGCGGCCATCGCGTCGGCCACCGCCTCGAGCGCCGGGGCCGCGGCGACCGCCAGCTGATTGGCCAGCCCGCGCCAGATCAGCCCCAGCCGTGAGATCGCATCGTTGGTCCGTTCGATCTGGGCCGCATCCTGCGCGGAAACCACGACCCCGAAGGCGCGCACGTCTTTCGTCGCCTGGCGCAGTGTGGCGCTGTCGATCCGGCCCATGGCGATGGAGCCTTCCTCGCCGAAGAGCTGGCCCGCCACCGCGGCGCGCTCGGCCGCCGGCACGAACTCCTCGATGGCGGCGTTGATCGCCCCAACACGCTCGTCCAGCGGCAGGGCGATCAGCTCGGTGGCCGACAGACCCAGCCGGTCCAGCGCGTCGGCGGCGGGGCCGGTCCCGGAAGCGGCCTGGCTGAGACGGCGT